AAAATTCTGAGATTTCCCAAGCCTCATCAATTCAAAATTCAACATTTTGCGATCAAAATCAATATTATGTGCAACTAGAAATTTTTCCCCTAAGAAGAAATTTTGAAGATTTTTCAAATGTGCGGAAAATGGTTTTTTATCTTCTAGGTGGTGGTTTTCTATCTTGGTTATGTTGGTGATTTCTGCTGTAATCTTAACAGTTGGTTTGCAAAGAAATTCAATCCGGTCTTTCTCTTCATAATATTCATCATCAAGCTTAATTGCAGCAAATTCAATTATTTCAGGTTGTTCTTTCAATGGCATGTGAGATGCCTTTGGAAGTCCTGTTGTTTCTGTGTCAAATATAATCATTTAAATTCCCCTTTGCTTTCCATTGAATCAAAAGCTTCCAACATTGCAGAATAAACAGCACAATCTCTTACTGAATCCTTGTGCCCTCCAAGTTCAAAGTTGTTTGAATACCGTGATAACTTAATTACAGCAAGAATTATAAATTCAAACCTAACAAAATCAGATTCAGTTTTAAGGGATATTCCACTGGGAAACATAGCTTTAAGAATTTTTGAAACTTTCTTCCAATTGTCTCCATAAATCTCCCTCCTTTGTCTGAATGTATCTGCAGCTTCAATTAGAATATCATCAGCATTTATTTGATTATTTTCCATCAACTCCCTCCAATGCGCTGTATCAGCTTAATATCATATCCAAATTCATAGAATGTATCAAATATCACATAATGATATTTTCGGGCTTTTTCAATTAAATATGGGGATGAGTGATTATCAGTCCAAAGCTCTTGGCAGATTTCTATGCCCATAGATTTGAATTTTTCCTTTTCAGCCTCAATATCATCAACATGATAAGCTTTATGGCTTAAAAATGGCTTGTTTAAATTTCTCCCTCTTGCCTTATGCCAATTGTTTCCTTTTTTATAGTGAAGAAGCTCAAACTCATATCCAAAATCATAATTGAATGCAAGTTGCCCAATAGAACAGTCAACATTTTTCCCAAAAACAGTTCCATGTGCTGTAACTTCATCAAAATTCCAGTCAACAATTCCCAACCTTTTGTATTCATCAATGGCTTTTTCAATGTTGGGAACGTGGATTGCAATTTGTTCAAATTTAAATTCCTCAGGGAATATTATTGTGTCTTTCATTGTATTATCCTTTCTCATTAGTAAGCTCTGCCAGGCCTTATTACAGGCCTGGCAGTTGCGATTGGGAAGTCTTAAACGCCATATGGCAAAATGCAACTTTGAAGATATTTATGTCTATGAGGCTCAGACAAAAGCCAAGCGGCAAATTCACCACAAGCTTTTGGATCAGTTTCTTCACCAGCAGGAAGTGAATCAGCCTGATATTGCTTTGCTTCTTCAAATGTCCAATTTCGTTGTTCTGGAACGCGATTGTCAATGTATTTGCTCATTTCAGTTCCATTTAACTTATTTGGGCTAATTCCAAAAACTGTAATTCCATGACGCTTTCCAAGTTCTCTTGAAAGCTGTAATGTCATTATGTGACAAGCACCTTTTGATGCATTATAAGCTAATGATGATGTCATTGGCCGATGACTAGCATTACTGCATATGTTTAAAATAGTTCCTTTGCTTTCCTTTAGAAGAGGCAAGCAAGCCTTGGCAGTATGGAATATTCCCTTGGCATTTGTATCCATGACATTATCCCATGCATCCTCAGGCAGTTCCTCCAAATAATCAATGTGATTTACAGCAGCGCAATTCACCAATATATCTAATTTGTCAAGCTTTGCTGCAGCTTCCATAACTGAATTATAGCTTCTAAGATCAATTCCACTTTCAAGTGACCAATCGTGAAGATCCCAATTATCAGGAAGGTAATTGTATATTTCCCTTCCAAGTCCAGCACTTGCACCAGTAATAACAGCTGTTTTCATTTTAATAGTCTCCCTTTTTACATTGAAAACAAGTTAATCCATGTTGACGCCACATTGCAACAACACAGTCACGATCATCAACAACAAAGTATATGTTGCGATTACATTCCAAGAAATTATCAATTAAGATTTTTTCCTTGATTTCCCAATCAGGCGTAAAATCATCATCAGGACGCATGTGAAGTTCATCATACATTATTCCATGATTATAAAGCCATTCCGAAGTTACAATTCTGCACTTCTCTGGCCGCCCGGTTACAATAGCAATATTCATTCCTGAATCAAAGCATGCATCAGCTAAAAATTTCACCTTTTCCTCAAGAATATCATCAACCATCATGTCATGTGATTTGTCCCAGTTCTTAGGCTTCTTCTTTATCAGGTGTATCCTGTGATCAATATTTGCCAAGGTTCCATCCATATCAAATATAACCCAAGGCAGTTTTTCAATTGATGTTTTCATGATTCCCCTTTCCTGATTTTATCTAGTGATTTGTTAAGATCATAAAATTCTTCACTGGATAGATTACCACTATTCTTCATTTCCAATATGTGAGACTCAATCTTAGAAATGTGCTTATATAATTCTGGACACAAAAAGTCCTTTGCCCAAGGAAGCTTGTCAAGGGTACAGCTTATCATCTGTTCCATCACTTCTCTGTATTCATCCTGGGTTCTTAGACCTGTTCTTGATCTTGCCATTTCAGCAAAAGTTCTCAAATTGATCTGCATTATTATATTGGTGTGAATATTTGTAGGCAATACTCCACGTGCATCCTCTACGGCAACACCATTTTCAATCATTTCATCATATGCATCTTCAATTCGGGTCATGCAATCATCATAAATTTCCCGATTTGATTCATCATCCTTTAGCCTTGGTGGAACCCTGTAAGTGAATCCCTTCTTGTTTAACATTCTCATTGTTTGTTGGGCATAGCTTGCATTTCTAGTTCGCACTAGCTGATGTGTGAATGCTCTTGTTACATTTTTAATTTCAAATGTGAAATTTGCAAATTCCCAAGAGCTTGGAATGGTATTTGCCATATATTTTAATTCAGCATCCTTATCATCTTTAGACATTTCCTGAATAATTTTTCTGGTGTCCTTGCCCTGCTCAAGTCTTGTGCTCTTGGTATAAATTAGTTTATCTCTGGCTGCATCCTCATTGGGATCATTCATTCCAGTATAATCAATCAAATTCACTTCTATTGGTAACATATTATCCTCTTTCTTTTTGGTTAATTTCCAATGTTGATTAATCTTCTTTTATAGCTGTCGCGATAATCAATCATGCGTTCAATTTGCTTACAATCAAGTGCAATATCATCAAGCAATAGCTGTCTCCAAGTGGAAAATCGCCCAAGGGAATATATTCCATATTTGTCTGTTAAATACAAAATGAAATTTTTCCTTACTGAATCATCAATTGGCAAAAGCTTTCCATATTGCTGCTTTTTCACTTTAAGAAAGTCTGTGAATTTTACACTCTCAATTCCAAATTCACATTTCAAAGCTTTTGTTGCTTCCTCAATAAGATCAACTGATGATGATGGAGGCGGCTCAATATATTCCATGATGAAAGTTTTTCCAGTTATGCTGATTCGATAATATGGAATTTCAAGACTTGGATAATATACTGTGTCATAAACACAAACATCAGGGGCTTCAAATTCACCCCAAACAGACCATATTGGAGTATATTTAAAATCAGGAACATCTGGCCAATCAGTTAATTTCATCATAATTGGCATTGGGATAGTGCTAATCACTATCTCATTATCTGATGATTCAAGAACTTTTAGAGTCAATTTTGTTAAAGGCCTGTTGCACTCAATTTTAAGTCCTTTGCTTATTTGTGGTATAAAATCTGAAGGTGCAATATACCGCTCTACAGGGTCAATGTTTGACAAGCTACGGGGCATTATAGCCTTTGTAACTTTCTGACTGTACATATTGCTAAATTTAAGATTTGGTGAAGTGTGAAGTTTCCCACCATGTGAAATTGCCTTTCTTACTGAAACTTTTTGAAAGGGAATTTGTGTTATTTCAGAAGCTGCTAAACTTCTGAACCTTAATAATGCAGAATGGTTATTTGGGAGTTCTTCTTTTTCCTCAAGAATTGTTGGCTCATAACGTCTAAGAACATTTCCCGCTAAAAGCCCTGCCAACCCAGAACCGTATATTTTCATCTTTTTATCCTTTTTATAAAGGCAGTTTCAAGTCATGCCCAGGACTGTCAAATTGTGATTTTAATTAAAGAAAGCCCAGATTGAAAAATCACATGGGATCATCATCACCTTCTTCTACACTTGAACCTGAATAATCCTGCTCATAATCAACTGCAGCAACAATTCCATCAGAGACTTGCTGCTTGAATAATAGGGCTTCACGTAACAGTGATTTTCCATTTTCAAATTCAGCAACTCTACAACATGGTTTAATTTCCCAGCGAAACCAAGTTCCATTGTCATTGCTCTTAACTGAAGTTGTAAGGTTCCAAGCCTGAGACCACATTGGAACTGTAAAAGGCTTTCCAGTCTTCTTGTCAATTTCCAATTGTGTATTTATCCTTGCATTCCAATTCTTGGCAATTTGCAAAGCTGTTTTTGACATGGTAAGTAAGCACCGCCTTGTGCTTCCAGTCTCCCTATCAACTAACAGAAGATAATATTCAGCAGTTTTAACAATATTTGTTCCATCTTTTGTTATGCGTTCATTCTTTTTGTTGGGTGGAGTTTCATCATGAAGTTTGCTATCCCTTCCGTGATTCTTAACAAGACTTCCACGTGTTTCTGTATCCCACTCAAGATAAACAGTTTGAAAATAACAAGGAATAACAGTTACACCTTCTGCCCCATCCCAAAGTTCCTTACTTACACTTTCAAATATCTGCCCCTCATCGCAGCCTTCAATATATTGATCCTTTTGGGCATTCCTTTGTGGTGATAAGCTCTGGACAATTCCAATTCGGGGAATTTGAAAATCATCAGCTGTCATAGCCTCCATCCCACTTCCAGAGTGCTTGGCTAGGAAGGCATTGATATCATCCATATCATCTCCAGCTTTTTCCACTTCCTGGAATTTTACTTTTGCTGGAAGCTTTTCCTCAGCTTTAACATCTTCTTTTTCATTATCTTTTTTTGTCATCTCAATTTCCTTTCATAAAGTTGGTTGCTTACTTCTTAGGCTTTTTGACATTTGCCTTTTGCCCTGAAAAAACTCCAAGTGTATCTTCAGGGACATCTTCACCTTTGCAAATGAGTTCTTCAACAAATTTGCTTAGTGTCTGGGGCAAGACAGTTTCTTGATTTTTAAGCGGAATATCATTTGCCTGTGCTTTATCAATGAACTGCCTCACAATTTCTTCACTGCCACGGCTAAATTCTAAGGACAAGTGGTGCTTTATAAGACTTTCACCACCTTTTGATCTGATATAATCAAGCCCATCTTCCAACTTGGCTTCAAGTTCAGCCCTTCGATCACCTTTTGCTTTCTGAATAGCTCCAGCTGATGGTAGTGATGCTTTTATTATTGGCCTTATTTCAATTTCATGGCCAGTTTCCAAAGACAATTTCCGTAAACCCAATTCATTCATCAGTGATGGAATTTTATCAGTCTCATATTCAAAATGCTTTGCTTTTAAATCTTTCAATTTTCCCTCTTGAACTTTTATTTCACTCTCAAGTGATATCATTTTGCTTATAGCTTCTGTGATATATTTTAGATCACCAGTTGGCTTTTCATATTCTTCAAAGCTCATATTATTACCTTTCTTTCAGTGATATTTTTATTGGGATGTAAAAACCTTCATTTCTCTTTCTTTCACCGGAAACTTCCCTTTTCCTATCCCAGTACAAAATTCTGAAAAAATCAATATTTCGTTCAGCCAGCGCAATAGTTGAAATTATGCAAGCCATTGGATCGCCTACATTCGGCCACAGAAAATAATCCTCTTCTGGATTGAAATTTCGCAAAATCTTCCGGGCCTTGAAAAGTGAAGGGCCAGGAAGGGCATAAACTTTTTCCGATGAATCAAATATATATTCCAATGGCCCATATTTAGCTGAACTTGAAAGATCAGGTGTCCACCCAGATTTATTAGGACGTGGTTGCTGCACAATATAAACGGTCATTAAACTTTTATCCTTT